ATGATATTAAATATGCTAATAAGAAATTAGATGTTGGAGACTATAGTATAGGAATTATAGAAGAGGGTAAGAAAGTTTCCTTTGAGGATCAAATAGTTGTCGAGAGAAAAGGTAGTGGGGACACTGGACTAGATGAATTAGCTACTAACCTAACTAAAAGAAGGAAGCAGTTTGTAAATGAAATAAGTCATAATATTGAAATTCATTTAGTTATTGAAGATGGTTCCTGGGAAAAGTTATTTAAAGGTCAGTATAGGTCAAATATGAATATTAAAGCTTATGTAGCTTCTCTTATGACATTTTTACATAGATATAATATTCATATACATATGGTTGAGAGAAAAGAGATGGGAAAGTGGATGTATAATTTATTTTACTATTATTTGAGGGAGAGGAATAAAAATGCCTAAGTATAATGTGAGATTACATAATAAACCAGGATTTAAAGATTGTGTCTGGGCTAATGATAAAAAACAAGCCTTTAATAAGTTCTCGGATGCTTATAGATTGGATAAGAGTAGAACTTTTATAATGACTGTGCAAGAAGTTTTTGAATTAAAGAAAAGTTTTAGTGAGGTGGAATAGTGCCATTTTATAAATTTAAATGTCCAAACTGTGGTGTGTTTGAAGATTTAATGAAGATGGATGAAACTTATGAAGAGTGTCCTAAATGTGGTAGTGAAGAAATAAAGAAAATATTTACTACAGCTAATGTGCATTATAATGGTCTTGGTTTTTATAGTTCAACAAGCTATGGAGAAAAGAATAAAGGATAGAGGTGGTAAGTTGAAAATAGTAAGAGGAGATTTATTGAAAGCTAAAGAGGATATAATTATTCATCAGGTTAATTGTCAGGGGACTTATGGGGCTGGATTAGCAAAACAAATTGCTAATAAATATCCTAAAGCAAAAAAAGAGTATGTAAGGTACTGTAATATTAATAATAAAAAAGATTTAATTGGAGATTGTTTATTTACTAAAACAGATGATTTTATAATTGCTAATCTATTTGGTCAGTATAACTATGGTAGGTATGGATCTTTTTATAGAAAATATGGCAGACAGACTGATTATAAGGCTTTTGCAAAAGGTTTAAAAGTTATAAAAGATACTTATCCAAATAAATCAATTGCTATTCCTTATAAGATTGGTTGTGGGCTGGCAAAAGGAAATTGGAATAAAATAAAAGAAATTTTTAACCTAGCATTTCCTAAAAAAGAAATTGTTGTATATAAATTATAAGGGGTGATAAGTTGAAATACATAAATTGTATTGTCGGTGCAAGTGGAAGTGGGAAAAGCTCTCTATTAGAGCAGTTAATAACACCTGTTTTAATATCTCATACAACTAGAGAAAAGAGAGAAAATGAGGTCGAGGGAGAAGATTACTACTTTGTATCAGAGAAAGAATTTAAAAAGTTAAATTTTATTGAAAAAGTTACATTTGCAGGTAGAAGATATGGACTCTCACATAAAGAAGTACATGATAAATTAAAAAATAATAGAGAGGTTACTGTAATTGTTGATATTGAAGGGTATAAGCAGTTAAAAGAACTCTATAAAGATCAAGCAGTAATACTGTTCTATATTGACTCTAGCCCTTGGCAATGTTTTAAGAGAATGTATAAGGATAGAGGATTTATTTCTGCTGCTAAGAGAGTTATCAGGGATATGTATAAAGGTGTTTGGTCTAATAAGTATAAAGCAGATATTGTAATTGAGAATGATAATTTTAATGTTGCATTGCAACAGTTAGAGAGGTACATAGGATGACAAATTCAGAGAAGAGAAAAGTGACAATTTATATTTTATTGTTCTTTATTATTATAGGATTATACTTAACAAACCTTGAAATTAAAGAACAACTCGTGTATAATAAAGTGAAGGGCAAAGAAATGAGTAAGAGAATTACAAGTTTAGAGAATGAAGTTGATAGTTATGAACATTTGTTAGCAACTAGCCAATTAACTGAACTAAGACAAAATAAAACTGTGAATTATTTCTACGGCATTGCCACTGCTTACCATCCCCCAAGTGGTGGTATAAATGCTGATAGTAATCCTGAAGTAACATCTACTGGTAGAAAGGCTGAGGTTGGAATTATAGCGGTTAATCCTAAGATGATACCTTATGGTAGTCAAATTTTAATTTTAGATGGCAATACAGTTATAAGAGGGATAGCAGGAGATACAGGAAGTGCAATGAGAAAAAACCCAAAACAGGTTGATATTCTAATGGATAGTTATAAGAAAGCTATGGAATTTGGTAGGCAGGAAGTACACATTATACATTGGAAGGAGTAATTTATGGAAATTATTAGGGTGTTTATTTCGCATCCATTCAGTGGAGATGAAAAAGAAAATATCAGAAAAGTTAATAATATTTGTAAATCTATTATGCGTAAAAACAAGGATATTTTACCTATATCCCCTCTTCACTTGTGGAGTTTTATGGAAGAAGATGGTATTTATAGACAGGAAATATTATTATTCTGTTTTGATATGATTTCTTTTTCTGATGAGGTCTGGTTTTATAAGTATGGTGAATTATCTAGTGGACAGAAACAGGAATTAGAGTATGCTAAATTAGCTAATAAGAAAATAAGAATTATAGAAACGGAGTGATAAATTGGCAACTAACAGAAGGAAACCTACAATGGTTGTGGATTTTGATGGAATAATTTATGATTATGATCAGCATGGTTGGAATGGTATTGATAAAATAAAGGGACTGCCTTTAGAAGATGCTAAAGAGAGTCTTGATAGGCTAAGTAAGGCTTATAACATAGTTGTATACTCTTCCAGATGTCAAGAACCTAGAGGAAGAAAAGCTGTAGAAGAATATTTAGAACAGTATCAGATTCCATATAAGGAGGTGGTTTTAAGTCCTATACCACATTATGTATTTTTAAGTCCTAAAGCAAAAAGATTCCCAAGGAGGTGGACAAAAGATTTAATACAAGAATTAGAATATATGGCACCAAAGGAGGGATAGATAATCAAGTATATCCTATCAGATACAAAAGGAATAAAGGATATTATAGAAGAAATCAAGGAACATAAGGTAATAGCCTTCGATACTGAGACTAATGGATTGAGGGCTAGAGGGCGGAATAAAGATTTTAAAGTAGTTAGTATTATTATTTCAACTGTTGATAATTCTTACTATATCCCTATTAATCATACATTTTATAGCAAAAACTTCAGAGAGAAGAGAGTTAGGAAACTCTTTGGAGATATATTTACTGATAAAAGTATTCAGCTAATAGCACATAATATAAACTTTGACTTTCATGTGCTTGAGAGGATTGGTATTACTCCTCAAAGAGAGAATTATTTTGATACTCTTATCGCTGCTAGAATGATTAATAGAGAGTATAAGAATGGTTTAGAGCATATATTAGAGAAGTATTTAGATGTTCAAGGATTACATAAGTATGATGATGTAGTAGCTACAGTACCTAAAGAGATAAAGTTAAGAGCTGGACTTAAATCGAATAATAAAGCTACATTTGATTTAGTTGAGATTCATAAAGCTGCTGTTTATGGTATTGAAGATACTGAGAATTTAATAGACTTAAAGAAATTTCTGATAAAGCAATTAAAGAAAGATGAACTATATGATATTTACACTGATTTGATTGTTCCAGCATTTACTAACGTGTTTTTTAACATGGAAAAGAAGGGTGTAAATATTGATTTTGAGGAATTGGATCAGATAGAAGAAGAGATTACTGAAGATGTAAATGAGACAATTAAGGCTATGACTAATCTAATTGGGTTTGAGATTAATCCTGACTCTCCAAAACAAATATCAGAATTATTATATAATGACTATACATCTGACTCCCCCTGTGAAATATGTAAGGAGGAGGATTGTTTTAAAGAAGATTGTGAAGAGTTTCACATATGGAAGAAGTATGGTCATAAAAACCCTAATATTGAGTTGAGAGAGAATAGCTTTGAGTTTCCTGTGCCTGAGAGAACTGATAGTGGGCAACCCAGTTCAGGTAAGAGTTCATTGAAGAGGTTCATACATTATGAACCTAAGAATGAATGGCAGGAAACAGGTTTAGAGTTTATTGACTTGCTACTACATTATAAGAAGATTTCTAAGCTTAAATCATCCTTTGTGACTGGTTTGAGAGAAGAGGTTTATGATGATGGAAGAGTTCACCCTACTTTTAATGTGTTAGCTGCTAAGAGTGGAAGGGCTACAAGTAGTAACCCTAATTGCTATGATGAAAAGACAGAGATACTTACTGATGAAGGTTGGAAATACTTTAAGGATTTAAATAAATCTGAAAAGGCAGCTCAGTGGCATGAAGATGGGAGTATTGATTTTGTAAAACCTATTGCCTATACTAATGAAAAATACAAAGGTGAAATGAAGAGGTTTAAATCAAGTAAAGTCGAGTTACTAGTAACACCTAATCATAGAATGTATTCTTTGACTAGAGCAGGTAACTTAAAAGTTGAAAAAATATCAGAAATGAAAAACCCAGAAGGTAGAGTTTTTGGGAGAAAGAATATCAGAGGTGGAAATTTAAGAGGTAGTAAGAAGCTTTCTGAGAAAGAAAAAAGAAACCTAGAAATAGCAATTATTATTCAAGCAGAGGGATATGTACAAAGAAAAAAGAATTCTTGCAGGATAAGAATAGCCTCTAAAAGAAAACAAGAGCAGTTAAGAAAGATATTTAAAAATAAGATAAATAAAGAACCAAATGGTAGGCAAGGAGTTAGTATGCACCTAAATCATCCTGCTTTTGAATGGTTAAAAGTAGGTGAGGATTGTAAGAATAAGAGTTTTAAGTTAGATAAATTATTAGAATTAGATTATGAATCAAGAGAGTTCTTTTTAAAAGCTATCCACAGATGGGATGGAGATTTTACTAGAGAGAATATTTATAATCAGCATAAGAGAAATACAGAGACTGTAGAGCAGGTACAAATTATGGCTTTGCTAACTAATAAAAGTACTTCATGGTACATAAAGCAAAAAGATTATAGAGCTGTAAATATAAATCCATTACCCCATAGATGGTTCTCTAGAACAGAAATAACTTCAGAACAGTATGATGGTAGGGTTTATTGTGTAACTGTTCCGTCAGGTGCTATAGTTGTGAGAAGAAATGGGGATCCTGTAGTTTCTGGGAATTCCCAACAACTCCCGTCGCAAGACGAGGATGATAAATATAAGATAAGAAAGCTGTTTACAGCAGATGAAGGAAAAGAGATGCTTGCATTTGACTACGCCAATCTTGAGGTTAGAATTTTGGCACATTTCAGTGAAGATGAACACTTATTAGAGGTATTTGAACAAGGCTTAGATTCACATGGGGCAACAGCAGTTAAGATATTAGATTTAGACTGTCACCCTAATGAGGCTAAAAAGAAATATCCTGTTGAGAGGAATATGGGCAAAATCCTCAACTTTTCGTTATTATATGGTATGTCGAAACATACACTGTATTATACATTAATGGACTTCGGGGTTAATCTTGAGGATAAAGAATTGCAAAAACAGTATGGAGTTTATTCAGGACAGGATCTTGCTAATAAGCTATACGATTCTTACTTTGATTCTTACACAGGTGTAGAGAAGTTTATGGAAAACCAAAGAAGAAAAGTAAGAGAAAAAGAATATGCTGTAACCTTGGCTGGTAGAAAAATTTGGATACCTGAAATTAACTCTAGTAGTCGAAAATATAGAAGTTATGGGGAAAGATTAGCTTCTAATTCAATAATTCAAGGGTCAGCATCAGATATAATTATGGCATCTCAGGTAAGATTAGAAAATAGCACTGAATTAAAGAATCTTGGAGTTGAACAGTTACTCCAAGTACACGATAAACTACTTTGTTGTGTATAAACCTCACTATATGCTGGAAACCTAGCAGAGGCAATCAGCAGGGAAGTCTTAAATGACCCCTCAGAGACTATCGAAAAGCTACCAACAGGTAGAACCTAGTAGAGTACACTTAATTGTGGAAACGTGAGGCATTGAAGATATAGTCCGAACCTATATGAGAATATAGTAAAATTGGAAGTAGTTTTCCAGGTACCAAAAGACAATGTTGATAAGGCAGTTCCTATAATTAAAGAATTAATGGAGGATCCTTTTGATGGAAAGATTCCTTTAAATCTTAAAATGGAAGTTGACTGGAACAGAGGAAAAAACTATAAAGAAGCCAAATAAATTAGGAGTGTGTTTATGAAGAAAATCTATGACACAAACATAATTATAGATTATCCAGAAGTTATGTTAGAAGATGATGTAGTACTCACTTATAGTATCTTAGATGAGTTAGAACATTTAAAGAGGAAAAAGAGACTTAATTTTAAAGCAAGAAAAGCTGTTAGAAACATTATGAGTAGGATAGACACGATTGACATTGTAGATGATACTAAATTAGGTATTGAGGCTACTGACGATGCTCTCTTAGAGGTTTGTTTGAGAAGAGGGTATAAACTATTCACTCAAGATGTACTCCTCTATTTGAGGGCATTAAACGTCTTAGAGAGCGTTGAGTACTATGAACCTGTAACTGACATATATTCTGGTATTGAGTATTATGATTTAAGTGATAAGTTAATATCTAAAGCTTATGATGAAGGTTATATAAGTGAAGAAGATGTTGATATAGACTTATTAGAGAACCAATTCTTAGATTGTGATAAAGTTCTTTTAAGAAAAAGAGGTGATAAACTATTTAAAGTTGACTGGGAAGAGGGTCACTGCTATATCTCAAAAGACTTCAGATTGAACAGAGAGCAGCTTATGGCTCACGAACTACTAATGGATACCACAGTTCCTTTAGTCGCTATATGGGGCAAATTTGGGACAGGTAAGACATCCTTGACAGTTAGAACAGCTCTTAAGATGTTTAATAAGGATATGTATGAGAAGATTCTTATAACAAGACCTAAAGTAGAGATTGGGTATAAAGAGGAGCATCTAGGAACATTACCTGGTGAAGTTGATGAGAAGTATAGTCCTTACCTAAAACCTTTTGAGGATAATGCTTCGAGATCACAGTTTAAGATGCTTGAAGTACAGCCTTTATCAACAATCAAAGGGAGAGATATAAAGAATACTTTATTTATCATAGACGAAGCAGCTGACATTTCTCCAGAAAGAATGCCTCAGATAATAGAAAGATTGGGTGAAGGTAGTAAGATGGTTTTATTAGGAGATCCTAGACAAATAGATAATCCTAACTTACATAAGTTTTATAATGGACTAACCTTTACATGTAACAATCTTAAAGGACAACATAATTTTGGTTGTGTAGAACTGAAACAGAATGAGAGAAGTGAAGTGGCAATGCTTGGAGAATTATTAAGAAAAAAACTTTAGGAGGAATTAGATGATTAAATTTATTTCAAAGAAAGTCTTTATTGTAGGATTTACAGCTGCCTTATTAACAGGGTTATTATACTCAGTATTTAACGCTCAGTGGGAGTTTGTATTCTTGTATTTATCTGTGATTATTGGATTCCAGAACTACGGTAAGTATAATAAAGAATATGAACAGGAGCAGAGGTTAAATAGCATCTCTGAAGGTCTTGATCGAATACAGAGATTGAAAGATAAATTAGATAAGCTGGGGGACAAGGATGATAAATAAGAAGTTAGACAATCTTATAAAGGATATTGAACCTAATACTGAAGAAATAGATGTAGATGACAATATAGCAATAAAAGAGTTATTTAACAAGGATAAAAGTAGAGCAATTGAACTTATTCTTAAAACCCACAAAAACTACTATTATGAAATAATATCTAGCTTCCATAACCTAACACACTCCTTTCTTGTAGGAGCTGTCTTAGACAGCATTTATGAAGCTCTGAGAGGGTATGAGCTTGATGAAAGGCAGGATACTTACACAACTATGTCAGGAACTATACTTAAGAATAAGTTATTGGATAAAATTAAGGCTGATAAAACAGATAAGAGGGTTCTTAATTCTGACAGCTTGAGTCTAGATGACTTAGAAGAAAAAGGGTATAGTTCTAGTACACATATGAAGTTTGTGAATGAAGCTAGACAGAAGAATTTAAATACTGTAGAGCTAGTAGATTACATAGAAACCTGTGAAGATTTAACTGATATACAAAAAGAAATTGTGAAGGTTATTATAAAACATAATGGTAACTTATACCAACTGGATATAGCTGATAAATTAGATGTATCTAGACAGGTAGTTGCATACCATTTAAAACAGTTAAAGGAAAAGAATATTTTAAAGGAGATGAGAGAGGGTTTTTAACCCTTTCTCTTTTTTTTTTATTTTTTTTTGTAAATATTTTGCATAAAGTCCATTTTTTATCGTTGTAATTAATAGAGAGGTTAATAAATATTATATATATATATTAATAATAGTATTATATAAGTATTATATAAGTAATAATATAAAGAACTATATTTGCGATTTTGTTCAGAAATTAGAGACCTGGTTTTCTCATTTGAAAATCAGCGTCAACCGAATTTAATTTATGGAATAGGAAACTAAAAAGGAGAGGGTGAATATGGAATTATTCTGTGGCAGTTGCCAATACCCTATTAGTGGTGAAGAAGCACAAATGGGTTTATTGGAAGTCAAGGACAAGGAAGATGGTAAAAGAGAGATTCTAATAGAATGTCCTGAATGTGGGCATGTAAATTATATTTATACAAAGCACGATTAAAATACAAGGGAGGAATTAAGGAATGGATTATATTCAGGAAAGGTTTGGAAGAGGTATTGAAGAGGTTAATGTTTTATACTTAGGAGATACTCATACAGGTCATCCTAATTACAGGGAAGATGTTGTGGATAATGCTTTAGAAGAGATTTCAAGTAGACCTAATGGAAGAATAGTTATTATGGGGGATCTTACAGAAATGGCTCTTACAAGCAGTGTTGGAAACACTTATGAGCAGGTTTTAACACCAGAACAGCAAATGGATTATTGGGTTGAAAAATTAGAACCTTACAAAGAAATTATTGTTGCTGGAGTAGGGAGTAATCATAATGAGAGAGCTGTAAGAGAAGTAGGTATGAACCCTAGTAGACTCATTTTTAAAATGTTAGGTATACCTGAAAAGTTTTTTAGATATTCGGTATTAATTAAGTGGTCTTTTAATAAAGGCTGTTTAAATAATTACATACATCATGGAGCCACTGGAGCTAGGACAGATGGTGGTATTTTAAATAAAATGAAAAAGATGAATAAAACAGTTGAAGCTGATATTTATTGTATGGGACATACACATAGATTAATATCTAGTGATGACTCAGTTAAAAGATTTCCAGATGCTAGAAATATGAAGGTTAGTACTAAAAGATATTACTTTATAAATACTGGTAGTGCACTCGGTTGGGATGATAACTACTCAGAAATGAAAGGTTACCCTCCTGTATTATTAGGTTTTCCAATTGCTAAGTTAACAGGCGATAGGAGTAACCAGAAAGTTAAGATAGATAAAATAACACTAGGTAATTAAAGAAGGTGTAGGAAATGGCATTAAGTTATTTTAAATATAAACAATATGAACATTTATTTGATGACGAACTAGTTGAAGAATCTCTTGATGCTATCTCTGATGTAAAAGAGAAAATGTCTGACTATATGGCAGAGAACCATGAGAGGAAAGTTTGTCCAGTCTGTAAAGGTAGAAATATCAGATACAGCTGGAACCAGGTTATCTGCAATGATTGTGGTTGGGGAGAAGATATTGATATTCCCTATAAGGCTGTTGGTTTACCCCAGAAGCTTACATCAACTATTAAACAGAGATTTGGGTTGAGGATAGCTAAAGAGAAGAATGCTGAGGATATATCAGAGAAGGATACTAATAAACTCCCTATAGACTTAATGGCATTTGATACTGGTGAGTATAGTGATCAAGAACAGAAGTATCTAGAGAAGAGATTAGATGAGATTTTAAATACAGATGATGTTCATTTTACAGAAAAAGATATGGCTATTGTACACTTCTTAGTCTTGCAGGAATTAAAGATAAAAGACTTATATAGAAAAGAGGCTGTGAGCAAGTCTAGAGCATTAGATAAAGATTTTACAAGCATAAAGAAAAGTGAGTTATCAGTTTATGGTGACTTAAAAGATGATCTTGAAGAGATTATTGAGAGACAGAGAACAGATGAGAAAGAGTTATCTGTTTACAGTAAGGTTAATGAAGATTTTGATAAGAAATCAATTAAAGACATGATAGAAGATATTGAGCAATCTCGTGCTAAAGAAAGAGAAGCTATTGAAGAGTCAGAGGAGAGAAGAAAGAAACTTAAATCTGGTGACTTAGATATAGAAAAAGAGATTGAAGAAGTTATGGGTGATGATGATGGAGAATAAAAGAAAAGAAACTCTTAAGAACCTGTCAATGCTTTATTATACAGCTAAGAGATACCCTGTATTAGGGGCAGAGATGCTATTAGGTATAGACCTTACCTTCTACCAGAAAGACATATTAGAGCGACTGTGGCGTAATAAGAGACCAATGTTGCTGTGTAGTAGACGTACTGGTAAAACATTTACTTCTGCTGTTTATTTTGCTTTAAAAGCTCTCTTATACGAAGATATTAAAATTGGAATTACTGCCCCTGTGTTTAGACAGGCACAGACAGTATTCAATGAGGTTGAAAAGATTTATAAGAAAAGTCCATTATTTATGGCAGAGGTAATTGATAGACCTAAACATGGAAGTACAAGTTGGTTAATTAACTTAAAAAATGGTTCTAAGATAGAGGCATTACCTTTAAACCCTAATATTCGTTCTAAAGGATATAACATAGTTATGGTCGATGAGTACGGATTCCCTCATAATGGGAGCATGAATGAAATGGTTGACCAAATTCTTAAGCCTATGCTTTTTACTAAGAGAGATGGTGTAGAGGAAGATGAAACTGATATTGGTAACCAGCTTATAATTGCTTCAACCGCTTCATTTACTTGGAATGATTATTATAAGCAATATCAAATGTATCAGGATAAAATTGCTGAAGGTAATGAAGATTATGATATTATCACTTATGATTTTATAGATGGACTCAAGGGTGGAAAATTTGAGAATGACATGGTATTAGAAGAATACTATAATGCAGATCCTATTACAAGAAAAATGGAGTACCTAAATATCTTTCCAGATGATACAGGTGGTTTTATCTCTTATAAACTATTAGATGAAAGAGCGATAGACCATCCTAAATTAATTGATGAGGAGAAAGGTAAGTATTCAGTTCCTAAGACTCAGATAGAATTCGAACAGGAATATGATGAAGATGGTATTCCTAATCATAAATACATATTAGCTTTTGATGATGCAGATCAAGGACAGGATAATTTTGCTGCTGCTGTAATCAAGTTAGATGGAAATAAGAAAAGGCTTGTAAGAATGGTTACAATGAATCAAGCTTTTATAAAAGAGAAGATTAAAGTTGTAAGAGATATTATGAGAAAGTTTAATATAGTTCTTATAGTTGCTGACCAAAGAAACAAAAATATTAAAGATGGTTTAGCAGAACCTTATGAGTATGATGATGGTTATGTAGGAGACATTATTATTGATAAAGATGATAAAGAGCAGCTGAAGTATGTTCAAAAGAAATATGGTGATGAACATCAAATAAGAAAGCTCTTACAAATTCACAACTTTACAAACAGCACTAACGAGGAAAGGGCTAGACACTTCTTATCTGAGATTGAGAAAGGTAGGTTTAAAATTCCTGCTGACCCAGTAACAGGATATAAATCTAAGAAGGAAGAAAAAGCTTATCAAGAAATTAAGAATACTATTTATGAGATTACTGCTATTAAAATAAAAGCTTATAACAATGTTGTAAAGTATGTTCCTGAAGATTCTAGACAGACTAAAGATAGATGGACAGTTTGTGAATTAGGTTGCTATATGGCAGATGAAATGATTAAAGACACTTATAAGAGAACTCCTTCAGACGGATTTACTCTTGGAAAATGGTCTAATTAGGGGAGGTGGAAATTATTGCTGAAGAAGATGTAAAACAAGAAGAAGAGAAATTTGAACTAGGTAAAGCTTCGAGAACTCTTAGTCGATATTTTAATTATACATCAGATGATTTATATAATCAGTTTGTTTCAGGTAATAAAGCCTCACTTAGAAACCTCTTTAAGAGTAGATTAAGTAGAGAGCAAAAGATAAAGTTATCTAGAGACTTTGTCTGGGGTGTGGGGCTTTTATATAGAATTATAATGCTTAAAGTAGCTTATATAGTAGATGGTTTGAGAGTTTATCATGAGGATCCTGACATAGAAAAACAGTACAAGGAAATTAATGAAAGACTTGACATTAAACAGTATGCAGAGAATGCTGCTTTTGAGCACGAGGTTGTAGGTGAATGGTATCCTTACTTAAGTTGGAGGGGAGATGAGTTAGCAAAATTAACTATTCTGAATCCAACTGAGGTAAAAGTTAAAAGTGTTTTTGGTAAGGATTTAATCTACTTAAAGCCTAATCCTGAAATAGTGAATTTAATTAATGACCCAGACGAGGAAGTTAGAAAAAGAGTTAGGGAAGTTATTCCAACTAAGTATTATCAGAAATGGTCAAAAGGTAAAGAAGTATTATTTGATGAAGATGAGATTTTTAGATGTACTAATCAAAAAGCTTATCATGAGAATTATGCTAGAACACCTATTGAACCTGTATTTGATGATTTAGCTTTACTATCTATGTATAAAGAAAGTGATTATAGCGTAGCTTATAAGATAAAAAAAGCTATTTTACAAGTTAAAGTTGGAGATAAGGATTTATTTGAAGGTGAACCTGTAGATGATGATATTCTAGAACAAGCTGAGAAGTTATTCCAAAATCCTTCAGAGTCAGCTGAAATATTTACTCAGTGGTTTATGGATGCTAAGTGGATTATACCAGACGGGGATGTTTATTCTCCTGAAAAGTATAAACCTGTGATTGATAGAATTATTGCTTGGTCTGGTTTAGATGCTTTTCTTGGTGAAGACAATAATCAAGGAAGTGCTGAAATTAAATCTAATATGCTTTATGAAGATATTAAGAAAGCTAGACAAGAAATTAGAGATTCTATTCATAAAATTTATAAAAAGATTGCAGAAAAGAAAGGTATTAAAACTTATGGTGACAACTTAAAATTGCCTAAAGTTAAATTCTCTAACCTTAACTTAATGAGTAATGCTGATACACTAGAAACTATTACATTCCTCTATAAGCATGGTTTATTATCTCCTGAGACTGCATTAGATACATATGACTTTGATTTTGATGAAGAGGTTAATATTAAGTCTGAGGAAGGTAAGAAAGAAAAATACTTAGAGTATGTGACAGTTCCATTTGAACCCTCACAGGATGTAAACATGAAATCTTTCTTGAGAAAAGAAATGGAAATGGAAGAGGATCAACAAACAGAGGATACTGAGGAAATAGATGAAGAAATCCCAGAAGAAGGGGGTGAGAATGATGGATAAAGTAAAGATTCAGATTAAACCTAGTTTTATAGAAAAATCTGAAGCTGCTATAGATTCTCATTCCAATAAAGTTCGGATAGAGTTCCCACTCTTAAGGACTGCACCTACAATTAATGCCAACGGAGATACATATGATTATGATGCTACTAAAGAGAAGTTTGATACAGTAAACTTTGGTTATATTAATTTAGAGCATAGAGGTTGGATTAATGTTGGGGCTATTACTTCTTCTGAATTTGAGGAAGGGAATATTGGAAGAATTAAGTGTGAAGCTGTTCTTTGGAAATCTGTTCTTGATGAGTTTGATATTTCTGTAGATGCTATTAAGAACGGTGACTATCAGATTAGTATGGAAGTCTATTTCAATGATTACTATATATTACATGGTGATGAGAGAATAGACAAGCCAGAAGCTGAGGAGTATGTGGATAGAAGAGGTAGTATTGTTGATGGTAAGAAAGTAGCAAGGGTGATTATCCCTTCTGAGTATTCAGGTGCTGCACTTACTGAAAATGCTGCTGATAAAACTCTTGACATTGAGAAGGTTATAGCAAGTAAATTTGAAAAAGATGAAAATGTAGAAATTATTGAGGAAAATGAGGAGGAAAATAATACTATGTATAAAGAATTTGAAACAGAAGAAGAGTTTAATGAGTTTTTAGAAGCTCAGAAAAAAGAATTTGAAGCAGATTATGTAGAGAAAGTTATTGCTAATCTGGAAGATGAAGATGTTGAAAAGGTTGAAGATGTAGTTGAAAAGTATAAAGAGGTTCAGAAAGAATATGCTGAGTATAAGCAAGAGGTGGCTAGAGAGAAAAAGTTAAATGAAAGAAAGTCTGCTTTAGCTGAAAAAGATATTAATTTAGAAAGTCTTGAAGCTAGTGAAGAGGATATTCTTGAAATGACAGATAAATCTTTTGAACTTATGCTAAAAGGTTTTGCTCAAGCTGCTGAAAAGAAAGAAAAGGAAGAGACTGAGAAAGAAGAAGCTTCTGAAAAAGAAGAGGGCTTTGATCCAACTGATATTGACTTGGATAAAGAAGATTTTAGCGATAAAGACTTAATTGACTTACTTTAATAAGGAGGATAAATAATGAGCTTAACAAATAATTTTGTGAGAAATACTCACTTTGTAGCTGGTTTTAGTTTCAAAGGGAAGAGAACAACTGATGTAGGAGAAGATCTTTTAACTGCTACTGGTATTAATGTAGAGACAATGGATGGTACTCCTGTAGTATTTAATGGTGACATGAATACTGTTGCTGTTGCAGGTGATGGGGTAAAGCCTGATGCTTATCTATATTCTAGAATTAGTGAAGAACTTACTGATATGGAATGGTTAGTATCAGATATTATGAGAGATGAAGTTAAACCTGGTGATCCCTTCACTATTGTATTAGCTAAACCTTATGGTATTATTGAGACTAATTTAGTAGATAATGCTTCTACTATTACTGCTGGCGATGACTTATATGTAGCTAGTGGGGTTCTTTCTGCTACAGACCCAACAGCAGGTAGTGGAGTTGTAGTTGGTACAGCTGTTGAATCTGATGGTGCTGAATTTGTAAAAGTACTTTTAAAATAAATAATTAAGGAGTGAAAATAAATGAGTAAATTAGATACAAAATTAAAGTTTGGTCAACCTTCTAATAGAGATATTTTTGAGAAAGCTAAAGCTAAACAAGAAGAAAGCAAGAAGGTACCAAAAGAGAAGAAACAAGAGTTTTTGAAAAGAATGGCAAGTGATGAAGGGCTTCAGAAAGAGTATGCTGAGGAGTTAATTCCCAAAGTAGACTTGAATGTATATGCTGAGTCTTTTGTTTCAGACTTTTTCAATGTAGGCAGTGTAGGGCTTGGAGACCCAATGTGGTATGAATTAGAGTTCGATTCTAAGCCAAAAGCTGAGGTATCCTTCATGTCTCAACACGGTGGTACTCCTTCTAAGACATACATTTCAGATGGAGGTTTAGTGAGATTGCATCCTTACTTCATTCAAACACCCGAGGTACATATGAATAAGTTGTCTTTAAAGCAGGGGGATATTTCTAATGAGCAAAAAATGAGAGATAAGCTCACAAGAGGAATGACAAAAAGAATTAATAAAGATATGTGGTCTCTACTTAGAGATGGTTTAGTAGATAATGCTACTAGTACTCTTGAAGAAGATATGCAAATTTTCTTAGATGAAGACTATAAAAACTTCCCAGAGACAAATAATATTGATGCTTCTGCTGAAGGAGGATTGACATTAGATATCTTTAAAACTTTAGCAGACCACTTCAATAGACTGAACCTCAGAATCGGGGCGATTTATGTTCCGGCGAACAGGATAAAGGACATCTACGATTGGATAACCACTTCTGCTAGCAGCCAATCTACATTACCTGAGAGTATGTATGAAGAGATCGCAAGAAACGGTATGCTAAGTAACCTATTTGGCTACCCTGTAAATCTCGTACCTGTTCATACACTTGATGGTACAGAAGGTAATGAAAATGGGGAAATTGAAATGTGGGTAAGTACCAATGAACCTGCTGGTGAATTTAGAACCGTATCTGAGTTAGATGATGTATATCGTGATGAGGATGCGTCTAGAATTTATTACACAATGACTCGTGGAATTGTTCAATTCCAGCCTGGATATCAGAAAAAGAACTTTGCAAGAATTGTGTTTGATGAGTATACAGGTTAGTTAGCAGAGTATATAGGGGGATAGGAAAAGTCCCCCTTTAAATAATAAGGAGATGAGGGAATGGAAACAGGAGTAATTTATAAAATAGTAAATAGAGTTAATGGTAAAGTTTATATAGGACAAACTATTGATTTTAAAAGAAGGATAATTAATCATTTTAGTAAACTAAGGCAGGATAAGCACAGGAACTCCCACTTACAAGGATCATTTAATAAGTATGGGGAAGAAGTTTTTGACATGGTTGTTGTAGATAAGGATATCCCTGTTGAAGACTTGTCTAGAGTCGAACAATACTACATAATGGATTTATTTAATAGTTATTATGAAGGTTACAACCAAACTAAAGGAGATTTAAGCTTTCTCTATAAAAGGGGTGAAAATAATAATACAGTAACCTTAACCAAAAATGATTGTATGAATATATACTATACTTACCATACTTCTGATATTTATCAAAGGAGTTTGGCTGATGAGTATAATGTTGGAAGAGCATTAGTTAGAAAAATAGTTAATCACGAGCATTGGTCAACTAGGAATATGCCCAAGTTCTGTAGGTTGAAAAAAGGTAAGAATAAAGGTGGCTTCAACTCGGGCGGATGTTTATATACTAAACATGAGTGTTTAGAAGTTTATAAGTACTGGAAAGATAATAAATGTCCGAAGTCAGAAGTAGCAAAACACTTTCCTATGAATTATGCGACAGTGCTGGAGATATTAAACCATACTCATTGGTCTACAAAGAATATGCCTGCTTTTTGTAGAGAAGATGATATACCTAATGAATTAAAGAACAATGTAGGTAAATACTCTAAAAAGAAATGTTTAGAAGTTTATTACTTATATGCTAATTCAAGACTTAGTCAAATAGAAGTTTCTAAGAGAACAGGTGTGAAGAAAAATACAGTGAGTAAAATAATACATTACAATCATTGGAGTACTGAAAATATGCCTCTAGATGAACGAGTAAAGGGTTTTAAAAATAAGGATAGAAGTGCTTCAAGAGGTGATAAAACAGATAGAAAGAAATGTTTAGAAGCATACATCTATTATTATCAAAATGATATAACTTTTATTGAGGCTAGTAAAGACTTTCCTTTTGGGAGAAGTACCATGAGTAAAATAGCTAAGCATAAACACTGGAGTACAAAAAATATGCCAGAAATATGTCGTTTTAAAGAAAAAGTTAGAGAGGGTATAAAGCAGGTAGGAGAATATCCTAAAGACTTGTGCATAAAAGCTTATAAAGTTTATGAAAATAATGACTTCACTAAGAAAAAGGTAGCTAAAAGATTTGGAATACATTATAGAGTTTTTCAAGATGTCACGAATCACAAACATCCTAGTACTAGAGACTTAACAAAAAAAGAAATTATGAATATGGAATAAAGGAGTGGTTTTAATAATGCTAAGAGTTAAATATAAAGGTGGAGGTGCCTTGCCTTTGGTTGGCACAACTATTGTTGGTAAAAAGTCTTATAGCTTGGTTAGAGATGAAGATAAGTTAGAAAACCTTGTTAAAAGAGGATACAAGTTCATAATCAACAAAGATGGTAAAGACATTCCAGCTGAAGAGTACTTTAACAAAGAAGAAAAAGTAATAGAGACTGCTAAAATTGAAGTTGTCGAAGAGGAAGAAGAAACTGAAGAAGAAATTACACAATGTCAAGCTATTACTTCAAGTGGTACTCAGTGTCAAAATGAGGCAAAGTACCCTGAAGAAGAGCCACAATATTGTGGCATTCATAAAAGTAAATTAGATTAAGGGGGTGTTTAAATGACCTCCATAATGGATGAGATTGTACCTAAATTTAGACGAGCTATTGGAGACAATGAAACACCTTATTCTTATGCAGACACTATTCTAGCTGAGTATATTGCAGACTCATTAGAGAGTATTCAGATAAACTATTCTCATGACTATGTAGTAGATAGAGATACTTTACAAATTGAGCCTGAAGTTAATGTTGTAGATCAATTCTTATTTATCATTAATGCTCAAATAGAGATGTTGAATAGAAGATCTAATGTAAACTTTAGTGTTGGAGGACTATCAGTTAGAAGAAATGCTAGCTTGGACAGTAAAGAGTCTTTAGAAAATAAGTTAGATAGAGCAATAGCTAAAAAGAAAATGGCAGACAGTATTGGAAGAAGTACTACAGAACATGATACATACTTTAACAGGTTAGAAGATTGGCTAAAATATATCACTTATTAGGAGGAAAAGGGAATGGTAGAAAATAAAGTTTTAGAGGAATTTTTGGATTTAGATGATAAGCAGCTTGCTTTATTAATTGTAAATTATTACCAAGAAATTAAGGGTATTAGAAATGATATGGTTGGTGATTTAAATTTACTCGATAAAGTAGTTGAAGGTGACGAACATAGTAAAGAATTATTAAGAAAAAGTATTTTAGATAATTACAATGAGCTTCCTAGAGAGACACTAGGTTTCCTAGAGGGGTTAATACAAAAATTGAAGGAGTGAGATTAAATGGCATTTGATTCCAACCTAACTGATATTTGGTATGGTAATGAGATTGAAGTCAGTATTGGGCATTATGATGGTGCTGCTTGGGTGTATGAAGCTATTGAGTACAGAGAAGGGTTTAGTCCAGATGAGCCTGATAATACAGAAGGTGTATATGATGGATTAACCTATAAAGGTGACAAGAGAATCCAGGTAGAAAAGACAGTAGACTTCTCACAAAGATTTAGAGGTTTTGGTGTAGGTCTTGCTAAGTATGAAAATTTAGATGGTTTAGTAGTTAAGTTAGAAATTATTCCAGACGGAGGAACTATTCCAGCTGGAGTAGATTCTACAATGTTCTTAACTAACTTAAATACCTCTAATTTCCAACTTGATGATATTCCTAATACTGGAGAGTTTAATATTAACTTGTCTGGTAGATGGGATGAGAAAGTCTTCAGCGAACCCACAGGTAGTGAGACATGGATTACAGAGTATCCTACTGGAGTATAATAATTAGTACATAGAGGGATTAATTTCCCTCTTTAAATAAGGAGGGAATAAGGTGAATAAGGAAGAAATTAAAGAAAAAGTTAACGAGGTTGAACAAGCTTATAAGAAACTTGATGATCAAATTACTCAATTAAAAGAGAATAAACTTAGATTAGAAGGTCAATATGGTCTTTTAAAAAGTATGTTAGAAGAAGATGATGAAAAAGAGCTAGAAGAAATAGGTGATTAATAATGGAAGCTACAGTATTTGCTGCATATGAGACAAGTATAGATACAGCTATTCTAGAAGAAGTTACTAATTCATACACTATTTCTTCTGGCTCTATTAGTATTGACAATCAAGCTACTAATATGCAGTATCCTAGATTAGAAATAACTTCTGATAGTTCTAACATAACTGCAATTGAAATTGGTGGGAATATAGTACAATTTAGTAAAGTTATTTCTACTGGGGACACTTTAATACTAGACTTTAATGAGCAAGAATATGTTCTTAATGGTACAGATATTATTGAAGATTTAACTTTTGTAAGCTCAGATAGACCTAAGCTATTAGAAGATTCTATTACAGATATTAATATTACTTTTACAAATACCATTACAGTAGATGTAACTTATAAAGAATATAATAACATTATGACTAATCAGTATGTTCAAGATTTTAGAATCTCAGTAGATAGGGGTTTTTTATCTGATAGAAAGTTTAAAAAGAATAATATTAAACAACTTATTTTAGAGAGTGAGAATTTTAATGTGAGCTTTAGTAACATGGCTTATGATTGGCAGTTATTTGATGCTATAGAAAATGATACTCCTATTAGGATTACTTATAGGGAAGACCACACTAATGGAGATAAGTCTTATGAGAAACATTTAACAGGCATTAAATTTAATACTTATGAAAGGTATTATAGAGATTCTACAGGGATAATATTTGAATCTCTTGTAGGCGAAGGAAATAATTTATTATAAAAGGAGAGGTTATTAATGGCTAAAAAAGGAAAGAACGTTTGGGAAGATTTAAAAGGTGTAAAGGAAACACTTACTGAAGACTTGACAATTAAAATGGGTGAGGTTGAAGTAACTTTCCCAGTTAAATTTGTAGATTATGATGAAATTCAAGAAATTAATAGACAATATGATGACAAGCTTCCAGAGAAACCAGTTATTAATATTGATATTGGTAATAAGAGACATTCTATTAGAGTCCCTAATGCTCAAGAAAAGTTTGAAAGTTTTAATGATCATCCAAAAGCTAAAGAGTGGCAAGAAAAAGCTGCTCCTGTAGAGAGAGAAAGAAAAGCTAGAATTGCTTATGAGTTTATTGCTGATGACTTTAAACCAGGCGAAACTGTAGAAGAGGGTGTAGAATTTCTCTTAGAAGAGCTTAGAGAAATGGATAGATTAGCTATTACTGAAAAAGGTTTTGAGCTTAACGGTATCTCTGAAAGGTTAGATAAAGCGGAAAAAAACTCCTAAGTCCTGACAATAAGTCAGGCATGTTGAAAGATGGTATATCTTTTAGATATGTTGTCTTAGATACATGGGAGAAATTTGGGTATACCCCTAACCAGTGGGATAGAATAGATAAGGATACTCAAATGGAATTAATACAGAAGAGAAACTTAGATTTAGAGCATGAGGAATATATCAAAGAACAGTCAAAAAAGGAAGCAGAGAAGAACAAAAAGAGGAATAGGAGATAATACTTCTATTCCTTTCTTACTATAAGGAGGAAAATAAAAATGGCAAGAGCTATGGTAGATGTACAGAGAGTTGGCTCTAGTGGAGTAACTAATCCTACATACACTACTATTGGAGTAGATGGTGTTGAATTTGCTAATACAGGAACAGAGTTAGTTATTATAAAAGCCCCAACTGCTGCTGATATAACATTTATTACAGATGGTACAGTTGATGGGTTAAGTATTGAAGACAAGGCAGTCAGCTTAGCATTAGGTGATGAATATATGGTTACAGGTCTGTCAAAGAAATATTTTAATACAGTTGATGGTACAGTACAAGTTGATTCAACAGCAACAGACACAGAGATTGCAGTTATTAAGCTTTAAAGGAAACTAAAGGAGGGTTATTATGATTAATGATTTTCAATTATCCCCTCTTGAGAAGAAAGGAGTTTTAAGGGATGCTAAACAACTAACATCCCAGAACTCTCTTTCTATTAGGTATTATTCGGAAGGAACATTTACTCCAGGTATGGGTGGAACAACGGATCCTACTTGGTCTAACTTTTCAGAATATCCTTCCGTAATTCAAGAGATTGATGAGTTCTCTTCTAAAAGGTATGATTATGGTGACTTAACAGAAGGTGACTTAATTCTTTTACTCCCTTATGATACTTCTCTCCCTACTGATGCTATCAAATATGAATTTAAACATCAAGGTAGAACTTTTACTGCTGAGATGATACAAGCAGAGCAATTACTAGATGGTACTATCACTCACTATTATATGGTAGGCAAGATATTATGATAAAAATAGATATAGATATACCAGACTTAGATGAACTAATGATTAGACTACAGCTATTAAGAGAACAACTAGATGAAGATGGGTTAAAGCAATATTTAGACCTTTTAATGGGCGATGGGGATGTAAGTGTATCGGCAACTCTTCAAGCTAATATTTATGATATGGTTTATAACTCTCCTGTAGAAATGATAGCAGGTAATAATTATAAGGTTAATACTGAGCCTACTCATTATCAAAGAACAGGTGCCTTATTAGATGCAGTAAGGGCAGAAGTTAAAGGAAATAACTTACATTTGTACATAGATGATAATTATTTAGCTGGGCAGGAGTCTCCTGGAACTTTAGAAACTGGTACAGCAACTAATATGAACGAAACTCCTTACTCTTTAAGAGTAGAGAATGACTTCGTATATGAGAATGCCCAAGGAGTAGATGTATTAAGAAAAGGTAGTAAGTATATGCAGAAAACATATGAAGAATTAAAGTTACAGATTATGCAAGGAAGAAAGAACCCTAAAACAATACTGATGCCTTTATTAGGGATGTGGAAAAATTGATTACACAAGCAAAGAATTTTATAAATAATATGCACGAGGAATTGCAAACTTTTATTATGACTAAACAAGGTGAAAATGATGATTTCCCTGACTCTTGGTATGCAATAGATTTTGATGATGTTCAGAATACAGTAGAGTGGATGAATCAAAATCCTGACAACGTTAGACCTATTGTACAGGTAATGGAATTAGATAGTCCTGTAACTAATAAAACAAGGGATAGTCAAGGAGATACAGTACAGAAAATAAATATTAATTTAGCCTTATATATTGTAGTAACAGATAAAGTACAAGAAGGTACTAAAAGAAAGATTTTATTAAATGAGCTAGCAAGCGAATTAAAGTATAAATTTGATAACTACTACATGAATATTCCTCACTTTAGAAGAGTAAGTCTGAGTTTACCTAATGGAATATTAAATAGAGACAGTGACGGGATGTATTCATGTAGATTAGATTTATATGCAGAAATATATAAGAAAGTGAGGTGAGCTAATTGGCAGGTAGTACTTATAATTTAGGAATAAATGTTAGTGTAGGATCAGTTGGAGTAAATTCTACACTTAATGCGATAGAGCAAAGATTTCAAAAGTTTTCTAAGTCTGTTCAAGCTTCTTCTCAATCTATGAATGCTTCAATGAAAGGTAGTTTATCTACTATAGACCAAGAGATGAATAAGTTTGACCAGCTTAATAATAAGATGCAGAAAGTATCTACAGGTAAAGAAAGTGTTGCTTCTAAATCACAGAAAATGGAGCAAACAACTAAGAAAGAGAATAAAGCTTTAAATGATTTAGATAAGACTACACAGAATCATACAAAAGCTATAAAAGGTAATAATACTGCTACTGAGAATTGGCTCTCCTCACGCACAAGAAGTATTGGTATTGCACTTAGATCAACAGTAGTCTGGGGCTTAGCTACAACAGCTATATATGGTTCTCAGAGAGCATTAAGAGAAGCACATCAGACTATGATGGAAGTTAATAGTGAAATGATTGCTTTAAGACGTGTAATGAGTGGTGCAACTACTGATTTTGAAAGTTTAAGAGATACTGCTGGAAATTTAGGAGTAGAATTTGCTGCTAATATTCAAGATGTAATATCCTCAATGGTTGAATGGGGAAGACAAGGTAGAAATCAGATAGAGGTTATAGAATTAACTGAAGCTGCTTTACTTGCTACTAATGTTGCAGAAATGGAAGCAAAAGAAAGTGTAGACTTACTCACAGCCTCATTATTACAATTTAATATGGATGCTAGTGAAGCTACAGAAATTATAGATAGGTGGAATGAAGTTGCGAATAACTTTGCTGTAAATGCAACTGATATTGGTATAGCCCTCCGAGAAGCAGGCTCAGCGGCTCAATCAGCGGGGGTATCAATGGATAGTCTTATAGGTATGGTAACTTCTTTAAGTGCTGCTACAGCCAAGTCTGGTAGCCGTATAGGGCGTTCTTTACGTACAATATTCTCAAGAATAATGGGAGATATGGGGGGTACAGCAGAATCTCTAGGTAAAGTTGAAGTAGCTTTAAACAGTGTTGGTGTTGCTTTAAGAGAAGATGAATCTACTTATAGAGACCTATCTGATGTACTTACTGATTTAGCTGTTCGCTGGGGTGACTTAGATGAGGTAATGCAGGCTAATATCGCTAGAGCTATTGGTGGTAGAAGAAGATACTCTGATGTGATAGCTTTAATCGAGAACTGGGATATGGCATTAGATGCAACAACATCTTCTATGAATTCTCTAAACTCTGCTATTGAAGAGAATGAAACATATATGCAAGGTATGGAAGCTAATTGGACTCAAGTTAGGGCAGAATTTAATCAGATAATCAATACTATTCAAGATTTAGGTGGAGAAGAACTATCCATTAATCTAGCAGGAGCTATTCGAGAAGTATTGTCTTCTGTAGATGATTTCTTAAATGGTTTTAGAGCCTTAGAAGAAGAGATGCAGGCTATAAGAAATGTCGCTAGCCTATTAGTACCCGCATTAATGTCTATAAAAACAGTTAGTCTTTTAACAACCACTACACTTACAGGTTTATCAACAACTGTAGGTACATTAGCTTTATCATTTGGGGGAGTTCTTACAGCAATAAATCCTCTAATTCCAGCTATAGGTACTTTAGTGATAGGGATTAGTCAGTATATAACTAGGCAAGGTAAATTAATACAAGCAATTGAAGAAGGAACTAAAGCAAAATCAACATTTAATGATGTAACTGAGAGAACAAATGAGCTTTCTAAAACTGAATTAAGTAATTCTAGGGAATTAATTACTCAGTATAGAGAAATGATAGGTTCCTTTACTGATTTACAGCAGGCTAGATCAGAAGCATTCTCTGAGGCAGGAGAAGCTAGTTTCTTTGGTACTATTGGGAATATTTTAGCTGATATTACTCCAGGATTCGAAGGTGCAACAGATGAGACTAGAAAGATGTCTGAAGAAATGCTTGTACAAATTACTAAACTGGAAAAAGCATTCCCTGATATAGCTAAACAGTTCGAAGATCAGATAAATAATAATGAATACACTCAGTTTCTCGATACAATAGCTAGTGAATTGGTTAAGTATAATGAAGCCCTTGATAATAGTATAGCATTTATTGATAAGAATACTAACTCAATGCTCTCTAACGTAAAACAAGGACAGAGAGAATTAAAAATGCTCCAAGAACAGCAGGATAGATATCAGGAGCTAAGCAGTATAAGAGATAGAACTGCTGAACAAGATGCAGAGTTATTCGAATTAAAACAAGACTTAACAGAGCAATGGTATGAATTAGGAGATGCTTCTAAAAACTTTGGTAATACCTTAAGTCAAATAGTTGGTAAGCAATTAGACAAGTTTGGTGATGGTGGAAGTAAAGTAACAGAAGTTATTTCTGAGATGGAAAATAATATTAACACTTTAGAAATGTCAATGACTGGATTAAGGACAGCCCAAAGTGATGTAACAAATGACATAGAAAAGTATAGAGAAAAACTATCACAGTTAAACCCTAATAATTCTGAACATATTGCAGATATTCAAGAAATAACTCAAAAACTAACTGCTGCTCAGACTAGATATTCTAATATTAACGAGAGTATAGAGACTGCTCAAAGGCTAATAACCAAGTTTAGAACTGAAATAAAACTTCTTCAAGAAGGTTTTGCAGGGTTAACAGAAGAAGAGATATTAACTAATCTAGTAGGAGCTATTGATATTCTTAATGAGTTTACACAAGAATTAAGAGAAGCTAAATTGGAAGTCGATGGAATGAGAAGAAGTCTAGAGGAAGAATTAGATTTTCAAAGCTGGTTATCAGATATAAAAGGAGATACTGGTTTAGAGAGATTAGAAAATGAAATTAAGGTGTACGAAGATTATTTAGGGAATCTTGAAGATATAGCTCAAGAAGTATTTACTTTAGATCCAGCTAACTTAGAAACTAGACAGGAACTCAGTACATTCTTAGAAGAGCAGTTTAATCTAACAGAAGAGCAGTTAGCTGAACAAGATATTGATATTTCTGGAATATATGATGCTTGGGACTCTGGTGAATTTGAGAAACTACAAACAAAAATACTAGATGCAGCAGAAAAATTAATAGGTGATTTCAACAATGTTTTAGAGACTAAAATTGACACTAAAAACTTAGGTGAGAAGTTCTCTGAAGTTATAAATACAGAAGAATTATTTACTAGGTTTGGTAAGTTGGATTTAAGTAATATTGTTGAATTACCAGAAGAAGAAATTAATAATATAGTAAGTATTTATGAAGAATTAAGAGGTAAAGATAATCAACTCTTAAAAATATTTGATACAGACCAGTTAAGTCAATTCTTAAAGATAGGTGCTGCTGCTGAAGAAGTACAGAAAATCAGAGAAGAAAGTGATAGATTAGCACAAAAATGGGATGAATTAATTGAACAAAGTGTAGTATTGAATGAGTTAGCCCTATCCGAAGAAATAAAGGAAGGTCTACCTTCTATGGAGTCTGATTATTTAAGTGAGCAAGAGCAGGCTCTTAAGGATGTAACAACCCAATTAAAACAGTTAGATGAGTGGGAAGAAAAGACTCATGATTTAGATTTAAAAGATAGAATTGTTGCAGTTAGAAAAGAAATTGAAAAAGAGAAGGAAGCTTTAGAAGCAATAACTCAAATTGAAGATACAAGTATAATATCAGATTTAAATGAGTTTGATATAAGTGAAATAACTAACATGGAGCAAGCTGAAAAAGAAATAGATAGGCTAAAGAATGGTCTATCTGATTTTAAAGATACTCTTCAAGAGCTGGGTGTATCAGAAGGTAACTTAGAAAAAACACTTAGTATGCTCGGTCTTGACCAAGAAACAATAGATGAGGTATTTGAAGAAATAAGAAATAAAATTGATAGTCTTGAGAATGCTTGGTACCAATCAATGTCTGACGCTATATCTAGTGCTGTAGAACAATTTACAAGTGATATGAGTGTAGGGGATAAGTTTGGTATTCTACTCAGAGAAGGATTCTCTGCTGCTTTTGATAACTTACCCGAGGAAGAGATCCAATCAAAGCTATCTGACATAGGCTCAAGTATTGGAGATTTCCTTAATTTAGGTGATGGTTTTGGAGATGCCTTTGGAGAGTTTGCTACACAGGTAGGTAAAGTATTTGGACAAGGGGGTAGTGTTGGACGATCTATTGCTACTGGAATTGGTACTGTAATATCAGGAAGCCCCCAGATAGGTCAAGCAATTGGTTCTATAGGTCAGATGATTTTTGGGGGAAAAGAAGGTGTGGAAGCAAAAAATGAGGCACAAGAAATTAATGACCAAATTAAAAATGTACAGGATTCTTTAAGAGACTTTGGTATTTTCTATGACGCTGAATTAGCACAATATACAGATGAAGCAGGATTCTTCCAAGGATTATTTGGGGGAGAAGATTGGGATGTATCTGGACTGAATGCTGCTAAGATGGATTTAGAAGATATGGAAGAGATACTAGGAAGAGTTAAAGAATCAGCTAGTCAACTTTCTAGTGGGATTATGAATCTTTTCTCTGAAAATTTATCTTATAGAGACTTCAGAAGCCAGTTTGATGATACAGTAGGACAGGCTATTCAAGATTCAATCCTTAACAAGTTATGGGAAACACAGGTTATTGAGCAACAAATGAAAAGACTTGGTGGATTACTTGAAGGTGTAGTTAATGATGACATGACTATAAACCAAGAAATGTTAGCACGATTTAGAGAAGAAGTAGATATAGTAGGACAAGAATTAGAACAATACTATGGTATCTACCAACAGATATTAGGTGAAGACTTTGGTGTAGAAATAGGTGGAGTTGAACCAGATGTAACAATGGATAGAAGTTTTAGAGCTGGATCAACATCTAATATTACCTATAATAATACATTTAGTGTTCAAAGTCAAATATTCTTAGGTGATAAAGCTTCTGCTAGAGAGGCAGCTAAGAAATTAGCACCATATATTAGAGAATTTATTGAATCTAAAGCATAAGAGAGGTGATATAAATGATTAAATTACATAAGTATTTCTTTGAGGAGTCAGACTATAATATAAGTGAAAATAGGGTGGGTATTACTCAAAGAAGCAGAAAAGGTAAGATATTTACAGACTATTCTAGTGATGCTTATAAAACATTTAGTATCACAATAGATAATTTAACAGAGAAAGAACATTATAATCTCTTATATATCACCTCTTTAGTTTTTCCAGAAACAGGTGGAGGGCAGGATTTATCCTTCACTGATGTTTTTGGAAATACATATACAGTAACTATCCCAATAAGTGGTTATAATTATTTGCCTAAAGATACAGAAGAGGATTTATGGAGATGGGAATTAACTTTGGAAGAGGTGATTTAATTGGCAAGGTTTTTAGACAGTCCAGAATTTATAGATGCTAGTAAAGAAACAAATAGAAAAGTAGATGTAAGAGTATCAATTGATTGGTTTGATGATGGTACTTTAGAGACAATAGAGTCTGCTAGTGATGAATTTATAAAATTAGATTTAGATAGAACCCTTGAAGGAGACATAGGAACTTCTATAATGGATAAAGGTACATTAGTATTAGATAATTCTAATGATGATTACTCCCCCAAGAGTATTGCTAGTAGATTTAATATAGATTTAGGTAATCAAACATATGAGTTTAATATTATACCTAATAGAACAGTTGTGGTTGAATTATCAATTAATGGGTCTGATTATTATCCTTATTATTATGGAATAATTTCTAATATTGAATCTAACTATGATAATAGTAGAGTATCTATCGATATTGAAGATGAAATGATGATATTACAAAATGAACCTGCAAGAGATCAATTCTTCTTGGAGAAGTCAGTTAAGCAGGTAATTGAGACTCTATTAAAGGACTCTGCTATAGATTTTAATACTAATTTAGTTGATGATATTGATTACATTATTAATTATAACTTTGTAGATAATACCATATTTGAGTCATTGAGATTAATAGCAGAGATGTCATGGGCTAGGTTTTTTGTAACAGATGGAGAATTACACTTCATCGATATACAAAACTTAGATGAGCCTAATCTAACTTTAATAGACACTCTTGAAGATGAAGACTTTCTACAAGATGGATACAGTGAAACTTATGGGGCTGAAGATTTATATAATAAGGCTACTGTAACTTCTAATCCTTATAAAAGAGCAGAAAGAGATATGATATGGACAGGAGCAGAGAAGGAATCTGAGGTATCAGAGACTTATAAAGGTAGTGATATTAATACTAATATATTACAATTAACTTATAGTACTGAGGAAGGGCAAACAAAAAATACTAATAATGTTCCTATAGCAGAAGGAAGTGTAGCTGTAGAGTTTGGTAATACTGTTTATACTCTAGGTAGTGGCATAAGTTCAATAGATTATCTTACAGGAGCTATTACCTTTACTAACTCAACTGAGTACCCATTACCTGATAATAGTCAGCAAGTTAGAGTGAACTATACTTATTATTTATTAACTCTAGCTCCTGCACAGAATGGAGAACCATATGAAAAAGAAATTATCGCTAAACATGAGTTTCCTTCACTAGATATTAGTGATCCAAATGATTATGTGAAATTTGAGCCTGTAACAGGTAGTAAAGAATACACTCCAGGCTCTTATAAAGAGCATTTTAATAATTTAGAGTATGATGATGGTGGTGGAAGTGGAGATGTAGTTAAGTGGAGTAATAAGATAACTCTTGATCCTAATGCTATAAATGTGAGAATAGCAGGTAAATTCGACCATAGTGCTTATGATCATAGGTTCTGTTTTATAGGCTGCTATGGAGGAAAAAGAGCTAACCCTAATTCTAAAGTAGAACTATATGTAAATGGTTCTCTTCACAGTCAAATTTATCAAACTACCAAGTTTGGTTGGTCTACTTTTGACTCTAAAAAGATAGCCGCAGGTATAACAGGTGGAGATGAGATACAATTAAAATTAACTCTTAATAGGGATTGTAATAAATCTTCTGGTATTCAGATAAAAGATGTAGGAGTTAATATTGGTACAGTAACTGTAGAGCAAGAACAAGGTACAGTTGGTAGAGTTGAAATAGACCCAGACTATATGAATGAGAATAGGACTAAACTTATATTCAGAAACTATGGTGAAGATGAAGTAATAATGTACTCTGAATATGAGGGTAAAGAAATAGATAATATATATCTTACAGGCATACCTTTTAAACAGAACAGCCCTATAGAAAAGGTACAAGATAATGATGATGCTGCTAGGTCATTCACACTAAACAGTAATGAATTATCTATTAATAATGATTTAATTTATGATGGTTCTAGAGCACAGAGAACGGCTGACTTTTTAGTAGATTATTATTCAACTCCTAAGAGTGTAATTTCTGTTCCAATTAAAGGTAGACCACACTATGAATTATTAGATAAGATTCATGTAAATAGAGATGAAGCAGATATAGATAATGATTTTTTAATTAACGAGGTATCTGACAGTTTTACAGAAGATGGAGAATGGAATCAAACACTGACTCTTAGACAAGCTAGAACCTCTCAGTGGCAATACACTGATGATGGTGGAGCTAATATAGTAGAGAGAGTTCCAATAGATACTAATGCTCCTCAAGGAAGACCTCCTAGCGTAACTAATCTTAATGTGACTGTAGGTACTTTTGAGAATGAAGATAGATCCTTTCCTTCTCTCAATGTTTCTTTTAATGGTAACAGATTCTCTAGAATTTATACAATATATCTAAAAAGAGGTAATGAAGCTTTTAATGAGGTTGCTAGAGTTTCTGAAGAGAGTTTTAATCTACAGAGACCTATTAAATCAGGTACTTATACAATTAAGGTTCAGGCAGAGAGTTATGATGGTATTAAAGAAGAGTTTAGTACTGCCAGTGAGTATGAATTTTCATATGCAGGTACAGAACCTATTGATAGTAACTCTATTCAATTAACAGAAATTAAGAGTTTACATAAAGATGGTTCTGCAATTAGTTATGTTTTAGCTGAATGGAGTTTTCCAAGTACTAATAACTATGGATACACAAGTGTTTATATAAGAAGATTAATTCCTAATAGTAAATGGGGTGATATTTTTAATCTAAATCAACCTTGGACTCAAATAGATTTAAATAAAAAATGGGGTTATTATTCTGGGTATGATTTTAGGTTATCTCAAAGAACAACTGAAAATTATATAGAAACTGAGGTTCTTCCAGAGGGTGATTATGAGTTTAAATTTGTAGCAGAGGATAGATACGGGGAGAGTCAAGATTTTGAGTCAGCTCCTACTAAACAAATAACTATTGAAGGTAAAACAGCGCCCCCTTCTGATGTAAATATTAAAAAGTCACAATTTAATAGGAGTATAATATTAGAGTGGAGTAATGTAATAGATATTGACTTAGAAGGGTATGAAGTTAGAACTGATGCTAATTTTGGTTTTGATGATAATAATTTAATCTATAAAGGCAAGTCTAATAGATTAGAGTTAACTGATTTTCCTTTAGATGGATATGCAGGAGAGGTTAGAAGTTATACTTTCTATATTAAAGCTTATAATAGAAGTGGTATTTACTCTACTAATCCAGAAGAAGTAACGGTTAGTAATTCAGCTCCTAACCCTCCTACTTTAGATATAACAGAGTTTTTTGAGAGTCTATGGGTAGAAGTTAATCCTCCTAGTGATTCAGATATTGAAGGGTTTGAAATAGAAGTAACTGAAGAGGGTGGAAGTCCAGAAGTATTTGATATAGCTATTGGTGAAAGATTAACCTACTCAGCAAGTGTGAGAAGCTCATATACAGTACGAGCAAGAAGTTATGATGTAATAGGTTCAGGTAGTTGGTCTATCTCTTATAACGCCTCTACAAAGGATATAGACAGCGTTACACAGTATGCAAGTGCTATGAGACCTGCCGTGATTGTAAGTAGTCTACCTACATTGCCTAACAATGATTATCCAGAAGGTACTTATGTAACTAAGATAACTAAAGATATTGAAGGTAATGTAGATACCGTGGAATTATATAAAAATGAACTTGATAGTTGGACTAGTTTAAGCAGTCCAGAATTTGAAGAAGGTATGGCTATCTTCCCTAGAGTATTAGCTGGTACAATTCAAGCAGGAGCTATTAGTACTGATGAACTAGCAGCAAACGCAATCACAGCTGAAAAAGTAGGTACTAATGAGATAATTACTGATACAGCCAATATAGCAAATGCAGTTATTGATAGTGCTTCTATAATTGACCTTGATGCAGATAAAGTAACTGTTGGAGGTACAAATACTAATCTTTCTGGAGTATTAAATGATGATTTCCAGAGTCAATATAACCAGCTTTATAAGAGGTATCAAAAGTTATTAAGTAGTGATTATTTAGCTGAGCCTTCTTATACTTGGAGTGGGTTTTTTGACTTAAATTCTTCTTGGAATAGCCAAATAGATACCACCCTAGCATGGAATCAATTAAAATTACAAGATTTATGGGAGAAATATGATAGTGAATATAGTAATCTCCAGACTAAATTAGCTAATAAAACAACTATTCAATCAGATTATGATAACTACTACTCAGCAGCTGAAAATTTAATAGATTATATGCAAGAATTAGAGAATGATTTATCAAGAGTTCCTTTAGAGAAATTAGGTATTGAAGAGTATGCTAAACAAGGTCAAACTATTGTTGAAGGTGGTTATTTACAAACTATATTAATAAGTGCTGATAGGATAGACACAGGAACACTTAATGCTGGAAATGTAACAATTTCCTCTGATGATGGAACTACATTTAATTTACAAGGAAACGATTTAACAATTGACACTAATCAATTTAGTTTAGATAGTGCAGGGAATGCTGAGTTTGGGGGAAATTTAAATGCAGCTGGAGGCACATTTACTGGCGACTTATCAGCTGCTAGGGGGACATTTACAGGAAGCCTTGACGCTGTTAGTGGTAGCTTTTCAGATGGTAATGTTGATATTAATAGTGATGGAATTCAAATAACAGATGGTGGTTTAACTGTTTCTAATTCTTTGGGCGATACTATAATCGATGGTACAAGTAATATGTTTAAAATACACCAAACTGGAACAGCATATTGTGGGGCTAATTCTAGAGTAAATATACCTTTTCCTGATTTAGGTTATAGGCCTTCATTTATGGGATTTTATTTAAGTGGAAACAATGTTTTTCCTACTCCTATAGTGGCAGGAATACAATTTATTGCTGTGGTTGTAACAAGCAGGACTAATATACAATTAAGAAATGATACAGACACAGGGTACAACTTCAGATATTATATCTTAAAAGAGGAGTCGATTTAAATGATTGTTATTTATAATAATATTGGCAAAATAATTTACACAATTGAAAATAAATACACTTTCAATGGAAATAATTTAGCGGAAAACCAAAATTTATTAATAACTGATAATAAAAAAATAAAAATTAATACCCATTATGTAAAAAATAACACCCCTAAATTAAAAAAACAATTAAATTTAAGTGTTAATTCTAAAAGAATAAATGCAGGCTCTATACTAGAATTAACTTTAGAAAGTGAAATTGCAGATACAGAAATCAAAATGAAAATCAATGATATAGAATTTACTGTAACTATCAAAAATAATCAAGGCAGCAAAGAGATTGAGTTACAAGAACCTGATATTTATCAAATTAGTTGCATAGATCACAGATTTATTAATCAGCCAGTAACAGTTGAGGTGGTTTGATGGGAAAATACAAAGGCGAAGAAAAAGGCAGCAAGCTAGTAATAAAAAAATCATTAGAAAAATTAGCAAATGATAATAATGAGCTATCTAAAGAATTGGATTATATAACAAAAGAGGAAATAATAGATGCAATCAAAAAAATAGCAAATGAGGTTGGTGTCGAAGTAAGTTTCACTTATGACAATAAAAAACACAAATTATAGAGGTGATAACTTGACAAAAGAAGAACTGCAAAAACATTTGAACAGAATTGAAAAAGAAACCGCAAGACTTGAAGGACAGATAAAAAGATAGAGGAGTGATATATGTGGACACAGATAAATATGTAGAGATTTTAGGGGAGCAAATAGATAAATTAGGCTGTCAAATATCAGATGTAAAAGATGAAGTACAGCTTATGAAGGAAGTTTTAAATAATGGTATAGTATCAGCTACTTATGAGAATACTGAAACTATTAAAAAGCTAGCAACTAAAATAGATAATGTGGAAAACAAAGTTAAAGTAGATGAGTCCTATTCAGAAGGTAAAATAAAAACCTGGAAGATAGTATTAGCAACTTTAATATTAGGAGGTAATTTTCTATTAGGATTAGTCACAGCTGCTAGCTATATAGGTATAATTTAAGGAGTGATAAAATGAAGATAGCAATAATGTTAGGACATGGTAAAAATCGAGAAGGAGCTGTTGATAAAAAAGGTGATGATGATATTTATGAAGACAAGTTTTACACACTAGAGAGTGTATTAGTTAGAGAGTTTGGATTAAAGTTAACTGCTAAACTTATGAAAAAGCATGAAGTCTTATTAATTAGACCTAATGATGAGTATGTAACTTTGTCTGATAGGTGTGAGCAAGCAAATGAGTATGGTGCTGATATAGTGATCTCTTTGCACGCTAATGCTTCTGCTAACAGTAAAGCTAATGGAATAGAAACATTACACTTCCCAGATAGCAGAGAAGGTATCAGATTAGCTTCTAAGGTACAGAATAGACTCATACACAGGAGTAAAGCAAGCGATAGAGGTATAAAGCCTAGAGGTGACTTGTATGTCTTAAAAAGCGTCTTAGCCCCTGCTATACTGGTTGAGTTAGGATTTATTACTAATCCTCAAGAGGAAGCTAAGTTACATAATCCTAAGTATCAAGAACAGTTAATAAAAGCTATTGAGGAAGGTGTTGATAAGTATGAAAAATCTAGATAAGAAAGAAAAAGATATGGAATTTATTATGACCTATCTGATTGCCTTTGTTTGCTTAGGTATTGGACTTGCTGGTTTTATTATGAATACAGTTGATCCATTAATATATGTCTCATTAGCAGCCTTTCTATCAACAGAAAGAGACATATTAGATTTTTTTAAAAGAGTAAGGAAGTGATAGTATGAAGAAATGGCATTGGTATTTAATTGGCTTAGCTGTTGTTTTAATTGCTCTATTTATCTTCGGTTGGAAAGCAGCATCTATTTTAGGTGTAGGAATTGGTGGTTATGAAATCTTACAAAAGAAGAATAAGAAATCTGCCAAGAAAGAAGAAAAAGTAGCTGAAGAAATTAAAGAAGAAACTAAAGATAACGAAGATAAAGCTGAGCAATTGAATAAAGAGAATGAAAAAGTAAAAGAAGATGTGGAAGATATTATTAATAAACAAGATAAATTAAATAAAGAAAAACAGGAATTGGATAAGGAATTTAATAAATATTTTAAAGGAGAGGATAAATAATGGTTTATAGCTTAGTACCAAACGCAAACAACACGGTAGGAAGCGATTTAACAGCAATGTATGATAATTTTGTAGCTTTAGAAAGTGCACAAATAGTAGATAGCGGGTCAACAGCAGATGGTGATTATTGGAGGTTTGAAGATGGGTTGCAGATATGTACAAATTTTATTAATGATTTTTTATTAGAAACAAATGATTTAAAGGGAGGCATTTATAGAAGCTCAGTAATAGCTTGGAATTTTCCAATGGCATTTAATAGCCAATCTGAAATATATTTTAATGTTAATTTTTCAACTACATCAAGTGGTCAGTGGGTTGGTGTTTCTTATCCAAAATCAAACACCGAAGGAACGTGGCAGGGTTATTCTAACCAAAGTGCGAGCCAAAATCAGGGTTCAGTTGTTTATTTCGCAATAGGCAGGTGGAAATAATGAAAATAATATATACATTAAGAGGTAATAATTACAATGATGATATAGAGTATGATTTTAATGGTGAAATTATCACAGCAAAATATAAACACAACGCAAAACTAAAACCACGCTTAGAGAAAAAACTAAACCGCCTTGAAAATGAATTATCTGAAACTGAAACTAAATTATCAATGGCAACTGAAGCAGATAAAAAACAAGCACTTCAAACAGCTGTTAGCAAGTTAAAAAATAACATTTCTCAGATTGAAACTAAAATATCTAACCTTGATATGACAGTAGAAGAAGACACAGCAGACCTCTCAATTGTCGAAGAAGGCGACAGATTAGAGAGTGTAGAAAGTACACTACCTATCACACCTATTGTCGATGTAAAACGCGAGAACGGTGAATTATATGTTAAATTAGCGCATATGGCTTTGCCCAATGATGAGAGAAAAGAAAGATTTGGGGCAGAGAAAAGATGGATAGACAACGAAACATATGTTGAGTATGCTCCTTATCGAGTAAATGTTATGGAATATGAGGTGGTATAATGCAAATTAACTTGACAAAAGCAAATAAAGTTACATTAGAGAAAGAAATTAACGAACTAAAATCACATTTATCAACAGCCGAGCGTGAATTAAAAAAACTTGGCGATGATATGAAAATGGCAGACCTTTTTGAAGACACAGCAGAAAAAGAAACTATTCGCACAACGCGAGATAATTTACTTAATGAAATAACTGAACTAGAAAACCAATTATCTACAAAGGAGGCAGAATATGAAGCGCTGTCCTAGATGTAGAAAGTGGAATGATGAAGAAGCAACAGAATGTAATCGCTGTGGTAAAAGTTTAAAGGAGTGATAAAATGAGAAGAATATTAATCTTTGCTTTAGTTTTAATATTTATCTTCACTCCTTATGTTGTTTCTGCTCAAGAGAAAGAGTTAGATATACCAGATACTTATGAGGAAGTAGTAAAACAGTATAAGGATATGGCACGGATAGCACAGAAGTATAAAGAGCTATATGAAGAGTCTGATAGTAACTTCCAAGAATTACAGGTAGAGTATGAGAAGACACAAGATAATTTAAACAGAATGGAAGAGCTTTATGAAAACCAACAATTACAGACAGAGAAAGCTTTAGACTCTAATGCAAGATTACAAGATTTTATAGAAACTCAAAGTGAGATTATAGATGGACTATTAAATAAAAAAGATATATCTATTAATACAGGCGTAGGAGTGAATTTAGCAAACCCAGAAGAGAGTTTAATAATGTTAGGATTTGAGATAGGTTTATAGAAGTTCTTTAGTATTGAGAGACGAAGGTATTACAGTTAACTTACCAGATGAATATAATGTATCTTTAATAGTTTATGCAGAAACAGCAGGGGATGCTGAGTTTATATTCAAGGTAAATGAAAATAGGTAAAAGAAAAACCTCTCTTTAATTAGAGAGGTCTTTTTTATATATCACTATATCACCATACTTTTCAAATAAGTCCATAATCATTAATATTAAAGATATTGCACCAAAAACTAACGCAAAAAAAGCGAATCCTAAATCTCTGACTAAGATTCTTTTAGACTTTTTAAATTCCTTTACTAATGAATAAATAGCTGCTATTAACCCACAAATAGACCAACCTATTAGGTATATCATTATTCCTCCCCTACTATCCTGTCAATTAAACCATATTCTAATGCTTCATCAGCAGATAAGTATCTATCTCTTTTTAAATCCTCTCTAACCTTCTCTATACTATTATCAGTTTCAAAAGCTAATAATTCAACAAACTTTTTATTTAATCTTTCATCTTCTTTAAGTACAATACTATTATCTACGTGTGATCCTCTTCCAATAGAATGTTGTAATCCATGTATCATAAATCTAGCATTAGGAAAAGCAACCCTTTCACCAGAACCACAAGCTGTAATTAATGTTCCTCCGCTCATTGCTGTACCTGATACTACTGTATGTATAGGAGTTTGTTCAAACTTAATATAATCATATAAAGCTATCGTAGCATCGTATGTTCCACCATAAGTGAATAAGTATAGTGTAACAGCATCTCTTGGTTCTACTGTAATAACCTCATCTAATAAGTCTATTAGCTGCATAACATCAAACTCGTTAAGTGTTCCCGTATATCTTATTGTTCTAGTAGCTTCATTATATAATATTTCTGCTCTATCTTCCATTTAACCACTCCTCAGTGTCCTGTATTTCCATTCTAAGAGCCTTACTTGATTAGCATACCTATGATACCTTTAAAAGAATAAAACCTTTATATAGTCATCCTCAGTCTTCTTAGAAGTACTTATGTGTATTATCTATTGCATAGCTTGTAGTACTTCACTTTTCATATCGTATCCACAATTAGTACATTCAATAGCAAATAACATCTTACCATTCTTAATAATTTTCGGCTCCATTTCAACTTCACATTTGGGACATTCAACAACTTCTTTTTCTTTACTCATAAATTAATCCTCCTTAATAATATAGAGAGGTGAATTAACACCCCTCTATTACTTGGTAGTACTACCTTATTTGTGATTGCAGTAGTCTGGTCGGCGTACCCAGAATCTCTTTCCAGAACCTTATTCCTTAGCCTGTCAAACACAGGCAAGAGATGTCCTTAGCATTTATAACTCGTCAGTTTTAGGATAAGGTAGTGATGGTTGCCTGTTCCATCCTCTACTGCTGATAGTTTTACTTCCGTCATTTACAGAAGAGTAATGATTATCTCTCCCACCAGCTTAGTGGTTACGAGTAATCTCCCACACTTTTAGTGGTAACATAACTCCTTCGCTTAACTCAATACCATAATGAGCCTGTATCAGAGTTATTTAATTTCTCTTTTCTCATATAATGCTGCACTACAATGTACACAAAACTCTGTACCTGACCAATTCTCATGTCCACAATCTTTACATTTCATTAACAATCACTCCTTATTCTTTTATAATCTTATAAGTGAAATCCATACTTTGCCAGCTTCATCCAGTTGTCTTCTTTAATTTCATTTAGCTTCTTATAGTTTATCATATTATATACTTATAGCTGAGTATAAGTTTTATAATCACCTCCTCTCAGTTATTTTAAATTGAGGTACTATTTTTTGCCAAGTCTTTGGGTTATGCACACCTTCTTTTATACTTAGTAAACCTATTAATCTGCCTTTAGATATATAAAAAACTGTAGTATCTTGATCAAACCCTTCAACATAGTCAGTATTTATTATTATATTTTCTACTTCTTTCTTTAAATCATTGAGCTCTTCTTCTATACTTTCCTTCTTAGCTAACTCTTCTTTCATTCTTTCATACTTTCTTAAAGACATTGTAATTTTTGGAATAATATAACCTCCTCTCAAAGGCTCATATTTACATTCTAAGAGGAGTATAAGAAAGGTAAGGGTTTTATACCTTAAACCTCTCTACTCCTTCATATGGTGCCTTTATGTGTCTGTAGAGCCAAATCCTTTGGTTCCTCTCATAGTCTCGAACTGTTCAATATCATTTACTATATTAGGTTCTATCTGATAGGCATCTACAAATACAGCTTGAGTAATTGCATTGGAATAGTCTATTGTATAAGCTTCTTCTTCAGACCAATCCTCTGGATACTTGGCTATAATAACAGGTTTTTCTTTTGTATTATAGACTGCTACATGCCATTCTCCTAAATAGGATGAATCGACAAGCCCTGCTGATACTTTAATTCCTTTTGATCCTAAGCCACTTCTCTCTTTAAAGATAACACCATACTCTTCTGAGAAGTTACTTTTTATTCCTGTCGGTACTAGTTTTGTTTCTCCAGGTTTAATTTCTATGTAGTCTTCATCAAATGCTGGAAACACATCATATCCTATATCACCACTATGTGCTCTGTATGGACAAATTGCATCCTCATGACATAGTTCAAAGTTTACTTTTATCATTTAACAC